CATCTACAGCACCAGCTGCAAGGTGGGCTGACGTAACTGAATCATCAATAATAGCATCAGTATTAACTGAATTTGCAGCTAAATGTGCAGCTAATATGCTATCATCAATGTAAGCATCACTATTGATGGAGTTTGGTGCTAGGTGTTCAGCATCAATACTGTCTGCTGCTATGTGTTCAGAGTTAATACTATCATCTGCAATCTTTGTTCCGTCTACAATGTCAACAGCTAAATGTACTCTGTCAATACTACCGTCTACATATTGTGCAGAGTCAATACTATTCGCAGCCATTTTACCAACTGTAATATTACCGTCATTAATGTGTGCTTCATCAATACTTAAATCTGTATAGTGCTCAGAATTTATTGCATTGTCAGCAATTTTAGTACCAACAATAGCATCATTAGCAATTTTTGAAGTGATTACATTTGAATCTGCAATCTTAGCAGAGGTTACAGCATTGTCTGCAATCTCTGTTGTTCCTATATTGCCAGATGCAATGTGTTTAGTTAATACTGAATCGTCTGGTAAGACGTTAGTTATGATTACTTTTTTAGACACACCACCATCATTAATAAGCAACTCTTCATTGCCATCTGTATTGGTGAGTGCTGTTAATGCTGATATTTTTATTTGTGCCATTTATTACTCCGCTATTATGTAGTAGTTTAAATTGTTGTTGTTAGGGTCAAAAATTGTTTCAGTTACTATATAGTTTTGACTATACACGGTACTTTGTTCCGTTAAAAATTCAGTACCTAATGTAAATACAGGTGTAAATGCTGCATTATTTATTCTTCTAAATTTTAAAACCGTTAATGTTTTTTGTTGTTTCCAACTCAATCTCGATTTTGCCATTATAGTCTTACTCCGTATTGTTTATTTCTTTTGGCAACCATTTCTAATAATTTTTTATGTTCAATATCTAACAAAGATTGTAAAGTTTTAATAGTAGCATTTGAACTTTCATGGTTTTTAGATGTAGGTGTTACACCTGTTGCTACAACATAAGAAGATGATTTAGCTTTTGTTTGTGAATCACTTGGTGTTTTTGTAGAAGCATGCTCATCTTTATATGTACCTTTAGGAACTTTAGATGTATCTTTATTAGCAGATATACTAGAAGAACCATAAGTAGGTGCTTTAGCATCACTACTTATAGACTCTAATTCTTCTTGTGGCTCTAGTAAATTTGCAAATGTGTCTAATAAACTATCAATTTCATCTTCTGGTTGCTCGTCACCTGCAAACATAAGTTTGTTATGTTCTAAATAATGCTCTAAAGAAATGTAATCATCACTATCTTCATTCATTTCGTGATATTCTTTTTCGTGTGAAGCAGATAAAAGCTGAGTCCATATCTCCATTACTTTAGCTTTAATTCTATCTAGTTCTAAATTAGAAGTAGTATCATCCTCACAAGAATCTTTAAGTATATCCATTGAAATCATTTTTTCCCTTTCGTTTTTTTTCTCTCATGTTAAAAATAGTATCATCATTGCCAAAATGAGGTTGTGTTTTTCTAACACTTATTCTAAAGTTACCTTTTTGTCCACAATCTGGACATTTTTTCTTTTGTAACCTATCTTTTACAGAACACATTTCATCAAAAACATGTTTATCTTTACATTCGTATTCGTAAAAAGGCATACTTGTTCCAAATTAATTCAGAATAACCCCCTCGTGAGAAGGGGTTACAGCTTAACTAATTAAGCAGGTACAACAAATGCAACACCAGCAGTATTACGGAGTTCTGCAACACCGTAAATAGTATCTGCGGTGAACAAATCACCTAAATACTCCTGTTTGTATTGTGTCTGTGACCTAATACCCATTTGCTCTGCAAGAACTAATGCTTCTTTATGCATCATAACACCAACTCTATCTGTACCAGAGTTAGCTGCAGCAGTTGGACAATTAGTTGAAATGAATACATCCATTCCATAAATCATTCCAATTTGCCCAGTTTTTATTGCATCACCGTTACCAATATGCTGTTGCTCAGTAAATCTAGGTAGACCTAGAAGTGTACTAGCAGCAGTTGGAGGAAGAATTAAAGCACGACCATCCATTGGAACATCAGCATTATCTAATGTAAGAATCATTTTACGGATTCCTGCATCAGTAATTAAAGTTGCACTTGAGTTAGAGCTACCATCATACAATGTTACTCCATCACCACCTTTAACTGCTTTTTCAAATGAAGCATTACCAGAACCACCTAGTGTTCCACCTTGGAAACCTTCTGTTAAAGCAAACAAATCAGTATCTACTTGTTTTGCTAAAGCATAACCAGCATCATCTGTGTAAAACTTACGCATTGTACTAAGTGCTTGAACCTCTGCAATATCTTCAATCATCTTAGAATATTCGTAATGATTTCTAATACGAACTTCTACGATTGTTGATGAATCTGCTGAAATTGTTACTTGTGTACTAGCTGCTTTCACACTTGCAGTACCACGAGCAGGTGAAGGAATATTTATAGTATCGCCTTTTTTGCCTTTATGTGATAATTTTGTAACAACATTTGCTACAACTAGATTTTTTTTGTACGCACCAATAACTTCATCGCTCCACAACTCGGGGATGAAATTATTAGCTGTACCCGTATTAGCACCAGTTGCGCCTAAAATACTGGTACTATGTCTTGAGCCTAAAGCCATTTTATTTCTCCATTATAATGATTATTTTACCCTTCCTTCTGCATACGCTTCTTGAATTTCATCAGCAAGCGAAGCATAACGGTTCGGGTTTGTTATCTGTAGGTTAATTAAATCAGACCTACGATACATTTTTTTGCCACCGACAGATTGTGTGGAACGAGTTTCAGATACAGTTTGTCGTAATGCTTTATCTACTTTAGCCTTCTCACTTTTCTTCACTTCTTGAGTTTTATTGACCATATTAAGTTTATCATACGTGTCAAAAAGTTCAATTGCGTAGTCTGGCCTATAGTCTGTGTCAGCTTTACGGAAAATATCTTTTCTTATTTCACTAGAGCCTATCCATTCTTGGAATTGTTTGTCTGCGACACGCGTTTCCCAGTCTGGATATGCCTTTTCAAGTACATTCAACTTTTGTTGATTGGCTTGTTGGGCTTGTTGCTCTCTTGCTTTTAGTACATCTGGATGATTTTCTATAGCTGAGTTAACTGCTTTTGCAGGGTCAGTATAAAAAGCATCTTCAAAACTAACTGCTTCTTCTTGTGGCACTTCTATAGCATTAGATTTATTTTGTGCCTCTAGTAAACTTTGAATTAACTTTCGTTGTTCTCCAACTTCCGTTCCTTGTTTACCAAACGCTGATTCAGCGTTCTGATGCATTTCAATTACGTCTGCCATGCTCTTACCCGCATACTTAGCTGGTACATCTGCTACATTACCATCAACTTCTGTAACTTGTTCTGATTCTGCAACTGCTTGTGTTTCTTGTGTTTCTACCTGCGTTTCTGTTATGGGTTGTTCTGGCGTTGGCACACTATCTACTACTATACTCATTTTTTCTCCGCCCCTGTAGGGTTGTGAAGTTTGATTATGTTGGATTTCCGTCTTGGAGTTCTTCCAACGCTAAGTTTGTTGCAGTATCTAAACTTAATAAAAAGTTTATAATACGCAACTGACCTTTAATTATCCAAAGGTCGTGCTCAGAGTTTATATTATCTATATTAGTAATATGACCCTCTAAAATTTCTAATTCTTCTACTAAATCTAACCAGCCTTCTGTTTTAAACATATCTAATCTATCAGATATGAATTGATTATCTGTTTTTGGCATAGCTATTGTAATCTAGTATTTATATTTGATGTAGTTCCAGCTTGTCTAGCTTTTGCTAGGTTTAATATTGTTTCAGATTTAAGATGGTCTACTTCTGGTATGTTTCTAGCAGTTTCAGACCTCTGTCTTTCTGTATCAGCAGCCATTTTGTCTAAACTAAGTGCATTTTTTTGCATATTTTGCTGTTGTTCCATTGCATCCATTTCATTAGGCTGCAATGTACCAGCTTGTGCCATATGTAATTGTGCTTTAGCTTGTTCTTCTTGTGCTTCAGCTTGAGTTTTAGAAATGTTTGCTTGTGCTTGTTGCATTGTTAACTGCATACCCATTTGTTCCATCTGTTGCATTTCTGGATTTACTTCTTCACCTTGAGTTAAAGCAAATACTATCTGGTCACGGTTATGTATGCTTGAATTTTGCATCATTGCTAACAATATAACATTAAATGCTGGTGAATCTGCTGGTATAGCCTGTAACATCTGTACCATTTGTTGCATTTCTAACTCTTTAGCCATAATTCCCATAGTAGAATATGGTAAAAATTTATAATCACTTACAGGATAGCGGTCTACATCAAACTGTATTTTCCTATACATAGCTTTATGAATCATTGGTATAAGAAATGTGTTTTGAAAATTCATTAAAGTACGTTTTTGTCTTTTAATAGAAGCAGATTGTGCCATACTCATACCACTAGCAGTATCTCCACCGCCAGCAACATCCGAACTTCCTGTACCCATTTGTATCATGTTCTGTAGACTAGCAACTTGTTGAAATGTACTAGGGTCAGTCTGCCCCATGTCCAATGGCATAATAGCTTCCCTAGGATTACCATTAGTAAGTACAGTTTTACCTGTTCTAATTTCAAATTTTGTTCCACGAGGTAGTCTTGTAGCATCCGCAGCCATCATAGGCGTAGTTGTCATAGCTAATGAGTCTATTCTTGCCCTCATTTCTGCATCTAATGCTTTCTGTGGGTTATATCCTTTCTCTGCGACTCCTCTTCCCCAGAATTTATTTGGCACAATGTCGTGTTGGTAACTAACAAAAGGTCTATCTACCATCATAAACGCATTTTCTTCTACACGTAAAATGTATTCATCGTTTACTATAGTAACAACAGCCTCTACTAACTCATCTTTCTTTGAATATTCAAAGTCATCTTTGTCAGCAGCTTTTTTCATAAACCTTTTAGGTATTAAACCCCAATACTCGGTAATTTTTACATTGTCAGACTCATCTGCTTGTTTACCTTCAGAGTCATAACCCATTTGTACTGTATCGTAGTCACTATCAAGAGGTACATCACGGTAAATACCAGATTGCATACCTTGTACTACATGGTATCTAGGTTTAATAACCTCATGTGCAACACCTAATGCTTCATCAATGCTATTTGCAGCAGGGTCAATAAGAAATTCTAATGGAGATATAGGCTCAACTTTTACATCAATACCTGCAAACTCTGTAATACCTCTTATTCCTGTCATTGAACCTTCTACTGGCTCTTCTGAAGGTGCTCTTTCTACAACTTGGTTTACAACTATCTTTGCAATACCTGTTCCGTAAATAGCACCATTAAGAAAAACCTCTGCTATTGCATCTTTGCAGCCAGTTTTTTCTAAATCTTCTTGTAATAGGTTGCGTATGTATTCAGCTTCACTATTGTCTTGGTCAAGCATGTCATCTTGGATGTCAAACCACTTACCACGTCCAAATGTTGCCTCTTCTAATTCTGCAACCGAAGATTCAATTGCCTGTTGTAAGGCAGGTGCTATAATTCTTGAGCGTTCTGACCCTCTTGTTTTATCTTGTTCGTTCCAGATGCCACGCCATAAACGATAATACTCATCCCATTGGGAAGTATAGTTTTGTTCTCTGTGATTTCTCCAACTATCTAGTCTATAATTAAGCCAACTAGCTAATGCTTGATATTGTAATTCTTTCTTGTCGTACATAAACAACTATTCTCCAGAAATTGTTGGCGATTATATCACAAAAAATGCTTTCAATGTATGCTATCGCTTAAACTTTCTATTTCAATTGAGCCATCCATAATCATTTTACATATAGATAAATCTACATTTTCATCATTAGGTAATAACTTAGGGTCTAAGTCATTTGCTAAATTAGCAATAATTGACAAAGCTGCCACATACCTTAATTTGATATTAGATGTATCTGCGGAAAACGCACAAACATCATCATATTCTTGTTCTTCTAAATCATCAATATCCTGCCACTTCATCTATTGGACTCCAGTCATCTTCTAATTCTATTGTATGTGCAAAGTCTGCCACGCTCACTTGGTCTATATACGCTAACGAATCAAGCAAATCGTCATGTGCTAATCTGTTTGGAAAGTCTAGCATCTGGTTTTTAAAATGTTTCCAGTCTTTATCTGGATTAAATGTTATTTGACCATGTTCCATTCTACCTTGAAGTGACCAAGTAATTCTATCTAATTTCTTTTTACCACCATGTCGGCACTCTATAATAGATATAAACTGATTTTCTGTCCTCATTTCATCTTCAAGGTAAGGTAATATAGCATTACGCAATGCCCCAGTTTCAATACCTACTGAAGTAGACTCTACCTTCATCGCAGATGAAAGAATTTTTTTGGCTGTTTCTTTAATGTTCCAACGACCATGTAGTATGTCTTTAACCCACCACTTATCACGGTCGATTTTAACAATAGCAATAGCAGTTTCATCTAGCCTAGAGCGTTTTAAGTTCCTTTCTTTCTCACTATCTTCGTACCCAGCAGGGTCTACAGCTATTACATAGCTTCCTTCTAGTGGTTCTTCATCTACTTTAAACCATTCTTCTTTAAATATACCACCACTGAATGTTTCAAACGATGCTTCAAACTCTTGTCTAAACGACATTGAGGACATTGACTTACTAGCAGCAGCAATTTCTTTTTCTGATAAGAAAGGATTATCAATAGAGGTAAACTGAAATGTATCCCAATCCTCATCATCCTGTGCGTCTTGGTACAAATCAAAAAAATGATTTTTTCCTGCGGGCGTACCTATAAAGAGTGCCCTACCCTCCACATCAGCAAGAGTCGGCCTTATTATCTGTTCCCAAACAACTGGCTTCATAGAAGCATATTCATCAAGCACAACATATGCAAGTCCTACGCCTCTTAGTGTTTCTGGTCGGTCACTTCCTTTTAGGTATATTTTCCTACCATTAATAAGTGTAAGTACCGCAGTATTCTCGTAGGCTTGTAATATTAAATCCCTACCTAATTCTTTTAACATCGCCCACATAATATCTTTGGCTTGCTGGAATGTTGGTGCTATATAGAATACATCTTTAGAATCAGACTGTATGGCGTTAATTAATAATAACCAAGCAGAAAGGTAGGACTTTCCAAAGCGTCTACCCGCAGCCACAATCTTAAATCGTTTATTAGACTTAAATATCTCTAATTGAGCAGGGTGTAAATTAATGTCTAATTCAGCCAAATTTCTCTGCCATTGGTGTTGAGTCTATATTAACAATTACTTCATCGTCAGACATCTCTTCTGGTTCTATAAGTTCTGCTTCTGGGGTTGAACCAATCTGTTGTTTAATGCTTTCTATTGAAGCTACATTAATAATGACCTGTGCATCTGCTTTTGTCCTTGAAGAGTCAACCGCCTTATGAACAGGCAATATTCTATCGAGGCACATTTTTAAACAGTTCACATCTCCCTCTAATGCCTTCTCTAATACTTTAGCTACAATCTCTGGCGACTTAGTAGACATCAATTCTCTTGACAACGCAGCATACTTATTGACAGAGCCCTTAGTTCTTCCTGCAGGGTTTAAAGGTTTCATACCCTTATGGAAGTTAGGGTTTCCTCGTTTCTTCTTTGGTTCTGCCATTAGGCTCGTAATAGAGTTATCTTGTGGGTATTATAACACAGCCTAGAGTTATGAACCAAATTTCGTTTTTTGTGCGTTGGGTGGGGTATTTATTGGTGGGCTGGTAGTATGAGCCTCCCCCCAGCACTTATGTGGCGGATACATATATAGAGCGTGCTCTTGACTTTTCCTTTAACTAAGCCTGCTCTTTGGCTACAAGGCTCTTGCTCTGCTCTGCTGTTGCGAGGGCTGGCAATAAGGCTGGTAATAACTGGAGTCCAAAAGAAACTCAT